TAACATAACATATATTGAACGGAAAATCTTTTTCATATTATTTTGCCTTTCTGGAAGCAGCAAGTAATTCTGATTCTTCATTCAACAAGTGTTTCTCACCTTTAGATTTAATAGCTACTTTCTTTGGTTTACTTTCTTCTGGCGTAAGACGCTCTAAAGCAATCTTGAGCATACCATTAAAAAGTTCTGCATCTTTAACTTCTACGTTATCTTCCAATGCGAACCAACGAGTAAATGCACGATTAGCAATACCTTTGAAAACAAAGTTCTCATCATCAGTAGTGCTACTCACATTACCTTTGATAACTAACTTGCCACCATCAATTTCAATATCAATGTCTTGTTGAGCAAAACCTGCTACAGCCAATTCGATTGTATATGAGTTCTCACTATTCTTGCGAATATTATATGGAGGATAGTTAGGGATGTTCTTTGTAATCTGGTCATGCAGTTCCTTATACTGGGCTAGAGTCTTATCAAACCCAATAAAGAATTTGTCTAGTTCTTTATCATTCCAGAATGCTGGTACAAATTGACGATTCATAGTTTTCTCCTTACTTAGTTGCGAATGCTTTCTTAGCGTCAAATGCAACTGCTGCAGCACCAACTGTAGTGAAAAAATCTACAGATGACTTAGCGACAGTCTTAGCAAATGATTGCTGAGCATCGATATAAGTTTGGAGGTTTTTTGCGATCTCTTCGTTTTTGACGAATGTCTTAACGAATTGAGTTTTGATACCTGATACAGTATCGATAGATGTGTTTAATGCTGATAACATATTGTTCTCCTTTTCAGCGAGTTAATAAAATCCTTACCCCGAAGGCATAAGGTGTTGCTGGTTACTGGTTCCAGCGACAGCTTAACGTACTGACAGCTTTACCAACGATTCGTAACTTAGCGGTCCTAAGGTGAATCTTTTACGTCCCATCCCGAGGGATGCATATCTATTTAGGCAGCAGGAAGTTCTGTAGCAGCAGCTTCTTGTTGCTTAATAATTTCTTCTACTTGTGGCTCACCTTGTGCTTTAATTTTACTAATTAGAGCAACGACTTCTTCAAATGGGTGTTTCCCAAGAACACGAAGAATCATGTTACATTCGTCAACAGTTAGTTCAAGTTTAATCATGTTATTTTACCTTCTTACCAATGTTATATTTAGGGACTAATTCCCATTCATCTTTCTCTTTATAAGAGACCACTTTAATTTGAGACAGAGATGCTTTAGGATCTGCTTTTGAAGAATGTAAAATCTTTAACAATTCCCAATCTTCCAAAAGAGATGCGATAGCATTCCTTCTCTCAATATCACCAGAAGTGATATTCGATTCTTTACCATCCAAAGCAAATAGTTCTTTGAAGTGAACGATAAAGTATCTACCCTGCTTATGTAGAATGTGGCAGGATTGATATAATTTCTTTTCTTTTCTGGAAGCGATCCCGATGCGGGTAAGTGTCTCACGAACCTTTAAAAAGTTATCTGGTTCTGGTAAAGTCACTTCAAGCATGGACTCTGGCGTCCAGTCGTAGTAAATCATCTCGACAGTCATTATTTTCCACCTTTGTATAATTTTTGTTCTATCATAGCCAACTGCTCTTCAGACAACAAAGCCAATGCTTGCTTAGCCTTTTCGTTTGAATAACCATAGTAATCTTTAACTAAAAGCAAAGACTCAGAAATGGTTTCTTTCTTTGACCATTTGCTGAACCTTTTTTTCTTAGTAATACTATTTAGTAAAAACGAAAATTGCCAGTTCTTTGGAATCCCATAATGGCGATTCATTTCGTTGGCATACAATAGGGTATCTGGAAAATAAGATAACCCTTTATTGACGATCCAAGCATTATAATCCTTATGCGCTTGGGGATCTTCAAATAGGTTCTGCTTCGTAAAATTTATTGCATTAATATAATCAAATGGACTCATGAATCAAACCCGACTTCTTTCAAATTATCAGGAGTCGCAGCAAACCTTTTACCTGGATATCTTTTATCCAAATTTTCTTCTAGTTCTTTGCGAGTAGTTCCCTGAGCCATAAATGTATTGTCGGGAATTGAATATACAAAATATCCGTGTTCTACCTTCTCAATTTTAATAGGAAGATATTTCTTTTTAATTTCTTCCAATTCAGTTTCAAAATGCTTTGTTATTTCAGGTTCATCTTCTTTGAGTTTGTTTATTTGTTGTATTGCATGTAACTCTCTTAGAGACCATCCAATACGTGCGAAAACCATAGCAACAATTATTAGTAGTAATAGATCCATATAGCATACCTTTACTTAAATTTGCACTGAGCCATAATCTCAGTCAGTGCTGCCATTATATTTATTTCTTGGTCTGCTACGAATGCTGCTTTGTATTGATAATCTGCCAAAATGAGAACAAGTTGTGGAATACTAACTTCTTGCATATTGACAATTGCATTATCATATAACTCACGGAATAGTGGTGCTGTTCCCAGTTCACTATTCTTACCGACCCACTTACGGACTTCACCAAAGTTCTTTTCTTTCATATCTTTGATTAGTTGTTTGTAGGATTCTGCACTGGCATTAATAAGGATGCCCGAATCAATCTTACCTGAAACAGAATAACGCTGTAGTTCGTTTAGGATACGACG